ACACTTGTGTATCGAAAAAGGCGTATCTATTGTGTAGTTGAAGAGGCTGGATTTACAGCATCTTCACGAGAGCGCGCACCAAATTTCTTTATAAGCCTACTTTGCCCCTCGCCATTTTTTGAAGCGCTAGAAGAAATCCGTGAAGAATTAGCCTCTTGGTTAGCGCAGTTTTCCTTTGAATTAGAGATTCCAGAAAGCGGGATGGAATTTGGACTGCGACAACCGAGCCAAATCATCACAGTCGATAACACAGGAGATGTTTCTTGCGGGTGTGTGATTGTTTTTCAGGCATTAGGTACTGTTACAAATCCTGAACTTATGAATTTGGATTCCGGTGAGTATGTTCGATTAAATACCACTATGGATGCTGATACACAGCTTAGGATCTATACGCATTTTGCTGGGAAGCGAGTAATTAGCGTTTCTGGACAGACTGTTAGCAATGCCTTTGCACTTCTGGATACAGGTTCCACATTTTTGCAACTAAATGCTGGGCGTAATCTTCTTCGCTACAACGCGTCATCCAACATGGATCTTCTGGAGGTTAGCATCTATTATCGTCCGCAATTTCTGGGGGTATGAAATGGAAATATATATTTTTGGTACAAATCGAGAGCTAGTGGGGGTCGTGGAATCTTTCGAGTATTTCCGCTGGACCAGAAGGTATTCCCATTGTGGTTCTTTCGAACTCATAGCTCCAGCCACACCTCAAAATGCTGCACTATTACTTGCTGGTAATTACCTTTGGAAAAATGATGATCAAGAAGCAGGCGTTATAGAGCATTTTGAATTGATGCAAACAGATAAAGAATCCATAAAGGCAAGCGGACGGTTTGTAACTTCCTTTATTGCCAGACGCATTATATGGGGAACAGAGATTTTGACTTCAGATTTATCTTCGTGCATCGGACAGCTTCTAAATAATCATCTAATAGCTCCGATAGATACATCCCGTCAAATTCCTGGCGTTTCGTTCTTATCAGATTTTTTAAGCATACCTGTTAACACTCAGGTGTCTAATAGAAATTTGATGGATGCGATATCAAGCCTGTGCGATGCAGTAAACGTAGGAATCAAAACGGTGTTTGATCCTTCACAGAGTACGTTTTCAATTCAGTTATATAAAGGGGCTGAATCGTATGCTGTATTCTCGAAGGAATATGAAAATCTGACGGATCAAGTTTATATCCAAAACAGTGTAAATTATGCAAATACAGCCCTTATCGGTGGTGAAGGAGAAGGTGTAAGCAGAATTTATGCTGCTATCACTACAGAAACCGGGGAAAATCGACGGGAGGTTTTCGTGGACGCTAAAGACCTGCGTCAGGAAGATTTCGGCACCGGCTACTCTGAAGCACTTATTTTTCGAGGTCAGAACAAGCTTGTAGAAATGGGTATGATCCAAACGTTTGATGCCACCGTGAATCCTCATGGCAATTTGATTTATAAAGTAGATTACGATTTGGGTCAAACCGTCAATGTTATTTCAAATGCATGGGGGTTATCTTTACAAACTCGTATAACCGAAATCGAAGAAAGTTACGATTCAACCGGACTAAGCTTAAGTATTGTGTTCGGGAAAGGCATTTTGACCTTAATACAAAAATTGAAAGGAGACTTCTGATGGAAAAAAGCGGATTCTTTAATTCTTCAGGTGGCGACCGGGTATATGATGCTTCGGACTTCGCCTCATATTTTAATAAGCTGGTTTCAAACGGTATTTTTTATACCGGTGCATCTAACCTTTTAGTAACACCAGCCAATGGTATGGCTGTTTCTGTTGCACAGGGAAGTGCCTGGATAAATGGATATAGCTACGAGAATACCGACACGCTGGAGCTTCCTCTTGAAACAGCAAACGGTGTAAATCCTCGTATTGATCGAATAGTCGTCAGGTGGAGTGCAGCAGAACGACGAATTTATCTTGCAGTTTTAACTGGAGTTGCAAGCACCACACCAATCCCAAGCGCCTTAACACGTACAACTGATATATATGAACTGGGCATTGCTGAAGTCCTTGTACCTAAAGGATCAATTTCAGTGCCTGAAAACAATATTACAGACACCAGACTTAATTCAACAAGCTGCGGTCTTGTGAACTCTTTGGTTTCAGCGGTTTATGAGTGAGGTGATAAGAAATGTCGACCTATCAAGCAACTAATGCATGTTGTTGGCGTAACGGCAGTTATATTCCAGGAACAACCAGTGATATTCGTCAAGGTGTTTACAGCACCTATGGTGAATGTGTCGGGGTTATGGTGTTCGACTCCATTAGCATAAGAAACACGTATGCGAGCTATTATCCTACAAGTGCATCCATAGCCCTTTATCGTACTGGTTCTGGTGCTTACGGGAGCGCCTTGCCTATGTATCTTTACGCAGGGAATCAAACCGGCATTCCAGCTGTAAGTTCCTCTACCAACGTATCTGCTACTAGACCGAGCAAAGTGACATCAGCTTATAGCTACACTATTACAGCTGGACAGGGAGCAAAGTCTGTTGCAATTTCTACAGCACTAATTGATTCCTTAGGAAGTGGTACAAGTAACTGTTTATTCATCGATGCCGGGTCGAGCACAGCCAACTACATGTCTTTTACCGGGCGAAACGACCTGACAAAGATTGTTCTAACAATTAACTGGGCCAGCAGGACAACTGCATGCGGCGCACCGACAAGTTGCTCGGTAAATGCAACTTTAGCTGAAGGTAATGTCACATTATCTTGGAGCGGAGCATCATCTGGTACTAATAATGCGATATCTTCCTATGAGATCCAGTATAGCGAGTCGAGTAACAATAGCACTTGGGGAAGCTGGACGGCTCTGACAACAGTGACCACAACTGCTACCAGCGGTAGTGTTGCTGTTTCGCCGCCTACTACACGTGGGTATTACCGTAGATTTCAGGTTCGAACCAGAGGAGCGGCAGGAAGTTCATATTATTCAGGGTGGAAGATATCCACGAACAGCGTCCGGAAAAACACGCTGCCAACAGCTCCGACTAGTTTTTCTGCCAGTCCGACCACATATAACAATCAGAATGTTACCCTCTCTTGGAGCGGTGCAGTCGCAGGAACTAGTGCCATAAAACAATATAATATTGAGCATTGTACATCCACAAATGGGACCACATGGTCGTCTTGGAGCACCCATTCCACCGTTACCAGTTCTTCTACCAGTGGAAGCAAAGTAGTCACACCAACAACGGTTGCTGGCACTTATACGAAGTATCGCATCCGTATAACAGACACACTAAATGCTGTTTCCTCTTACAAGGAAAGTAACAGTATTTATGCTGCAATAACTGCATGCGGTGCGCCCACTACCTGTTCACTAAACTCGAGCCTAGCTGAAAATGCTGTGACTTTGTCATGGAGTGGCGCTACTAGTGGTGCAGGCAATACGATTTCTTCTTATGAAATTCAGTACAGTGAATCAAGTGATGGTACTACTTGGGGCAGTTGGAGTGCTCTTTCTACGGTTAATTCAACAGCGACCAGCGGGAGTCTTAGCGTCAATCCATCATCGACACGTGGATATTATCGTAGATTCCAAGTAAGAACACGCGGCACCGCTGGAAGTTCCTATTATTCCACATGGAAAATATCTACTAACAATGTCCGGAAAAACACACTGCCAACTGCCCCAACAAGTTTTGTGGCGACACCCGCCATCTATGAAGCAAACAATATATCCTTGTCATGGAGTGGCGCCGTTGCTGGTACCAGCCCTATTAAACAGTATGTATTGCAAAAATCGACTTCAACCGATGCAGTAAACTGGGCAACATATGAAACGATAACAACAATCCTTAGCGACGCAACTTCTGGTTCCTATGAAACGCTTGCTACCACGGTTGCTGGAACATACACCAGATACCGGATAAACGTAGCAGACACACTCGGAGCAGTATCTTCCTATGTCGTAAGTAATTATGTTAAGAAGAATAGTCCACCCGCTGCGCCAAGCATTTCTGCACCTAAGGCAAATAGCGCAACATACAACACGACACCTCGATTTTTGATTACAACGGGCACTGAACCAGATGGGCAGCTACAGAGCGTTTTTGTACGGATCGGAACAAATAGCTGGCAAGATAGCGTTAATAATCCAGAACGCTTCTCTCAAAACGGCTATTTGAATAATGGTATCAAAACTATTTATCAGGGTGAAGCTCAAAACATTGGGAGCATTACAGCGACATTTAAATGTTTGGATGAGAATATCCAGTCGGCCAGCGCTGAAGTCAGTAGGTCATTTGCGATCTTATCATCACCATTTGAAACCATAGTACCCAATGCAACGAAGGTTCAAGCTGCACATATCAAGACGATTCGCACAGCTGTTAATACGATTCGAAACTATTATGGATTGGCAGCAGTTGTGTGGAAAGAAGAGGTCATCGCAGGGAAAACACAGGTGAAAAATTGGCCTTATCACATCAAGGAAATTATAGACGCAATAGAGCCAGTGATAAATTTTATAAATCAGTTTGATCAAACGGTCATATTTGACGTGCCAGACTTTGATTGGCTTCCCTTAGGGTCTAGTCGTCCTAAAGCTGAAGTGATGAATCAGATACAAAACTTAATATTGTCCCTATAAGGGATCAGACAGATTATGCGTCTCCTTCAACGGAGGCGTTTATTAATACAAAAATGAATGGAGGATTATTTATGAAGGAAATTTGGAATTGGATTCAGTTGCTATTTGCAGCTGTCGGAGGTTGGCTGGGGTACATTATGGGAGGTTTAGACGGGTTTTTGTACGCACTCATTGTGTTTGTGGTCGTCGACTACATCACCGGAGTGATGTGTGCAGTACTGGACAAGAAATTATCCAGCGAGGTTGGGTTTCGAGGAATTTTCAAAAAAGTATTGATTTTTTCACTGGTGGCCATCGGGCATATCATCGACCAAAACGTAATTAAAGGCGGCTCTGTGATCAGAACGGCGGTCATCTTTTTTTATCTTTCGAACGAGGGTATTTCAATCCTTGAAAACGCCGCTTGTATTGGTTTGCCTGTGCCAAAAAAACTAAAGGACATTTTTGAACAATTAGATAACAAAACGGAGGATAAATAAATGAATTTGCATAAACTCTTTCTGACCAATAACGCCTGCTACAAAGCAGGCCGGACTATTAAACCTAAGGGCATCATGGTGCATTCAACCGGGGCGAATAATCCCTATTTGAAACGCTATGTCGGTCCTGATGACGGACTTCTGGGAAAGAACCAATATAACAATCATTGGAATCGGGATAAGCCTGATAGCAGACAGGTCTGCGTCCACGGGTTTATTGGTAAGCTAGCTGATGGGAGTATCGCCACTTATCAGACTTTGCCTTGGAATCATAGAGGCTGGCATGCCGGTGGTGCAGCAAATGATACACATATCAGCTTTGAAATCTGCGAGGATGGTCTGACTGATACCTCGTATTTTAATGATGTTTACAAGGAAGCCGTAGAGCTTTGCGTCTATCTCTGCAAGATGTATGGTCTGACCGAAAAAGACATCATAGGACACTATGAGGGGTATCAGCGAGGTATTGCTTCCAATCATGGTGATCCAAGAAATTGGTTTCCGAAGCATGGTAAATCGATGGACACCTTTCGTGCTGATGTGAAATCCGGTCTTGCTCCTGTCGCTCTCGTCGAACCGACCACACCGAAGAAATATTACCGTGTTCAAGTTGGCGCTTTTTCTGTCAAGTCGAATGCCGATGCCATGCTACGCAAGGTCAAAGCGGCTGGCTTTACAGATGCCTTTATCAAATACAGCGAGTAACACACCGCGTGATGCCTACTGAGAGATTTGTCTTTCGGTAGGCATTATTTTTTTGCTGCTTTTTCGTTCAAACAGATCGTTTACCTCCATTGGATAGTGAGGGCGGAAATTCTCAGATTGGAGGGAAAGCGATGAATCATCAGCAAAAAACAGCAATACATGAACTTCGTGCAAAAGGTAATAGCTACACTAAAATTGCAAATATTTTAGGCATCTCGGAGAACACAATTCAATCATACTGTCGAAGAAAAAACCTTGGTGGTGTTGCTCTTCCTGTATCAGAGACTGTGAGTGAGAAATTTTGTAAAAAATGCGGTGCAGCGCTTACGCAAACACAAGGGAAAAAGCTAAAACAGTATTGCTCTAATCATTGTCGTATGGCCTGGTGGAATGCTCATCCTGAATCGGTAACCCATAAAAGTATCCATCAATTCACCTGCCAGACTTGTGGACAAATCTTTGAGGGCTACGGTAAGCGTGAGCGAAAGTACTGTTCACGTGCTTGCTATGGTAAGTCAAAGGTGGTGCGACATGAGTAAACAGAAGGCGATTATTCACTACCGCACAGCCGTGTCAGTTTTTCGAAAATGGCTTGTGCAAGGCATCATTAGCAAAGAAGAATTTATAAAAATTGATGCCCTCATAGCCGAAAAATATGGCCTCCCAAAATGCAGCATATACCGCTGAAAGTACTTGCTATCAGGGGCCTTTAGAGTGATATATGTAACTGTGAAAGGAGGCGCAAATGTTGAAAAAAACCATCATTAAAAAGGAAAGGACTTTAGCGGCGATGCCTTCTCTTATGAGAGTCGCCGCATACGCGAGGGTGTCCTCAGGTAAAGATGAGATGTTGCATTCCCTCGCAGCACAGGTAAGTCACTACAGCGACTATATACAAAAGCACCCTGGTTGGGTTTATGTCGGAGTTTATTCTGATGAAGCAATGACCGGTACTAAGGACAATAGACCCGAGTTCAAGCGCCTAGTCGAGGATTGCAGAAACGGGAAGATTGATCTGGTGCTTACAAAGTCAATCTCAAGGTTTGCCCGCAACACTGTAGATTTACTGGAGACGGTACGAGAACTAAAAGGATTAGGTGTGGATGTGTTATTCGAAGAACAGAACATTCACACTATGAGTGGTGACGGCGAACTGTTGCTGACCATCCTCGCAAGCTACGCCCAGGAGGAAAGCCGATCAGCTAGTGAAAATTGCAAATGGCGCATCCGTAAGCAGTTTGAAAACGGGGAACTGGCTAATTTTAGATTCATGTTCGGATACCGAATTATAAAGGGCAAGATTGAAATCGATCCAGAGAAGGCTGCCATTGTTCGCATGATTTTTGAGGATTACATTAATGGCTTAGGTGGAGATAAAATTGCTCAAAAGCTCAAAGCTATGAATATTGAAAAGCCTTTCGGCGGTGAGTGGCGAAATACCAGGGTCATTGAGATTATAAAGAACGAAAAGTATACCGGCAATGCCCTTCTTCAAAAAAAACATGTAGTAGACCATTTGTCTAAGAAGCTCATCTGGAATAAAGGACATTTGCCGAAGTTTTATGCTGAAGACACGCATCCTGCAATCATCGATCAGAATACTTTTGAAATGGCTCAAGCCATTTTAATGAAGCGTCGTTTGGAATGTAGAACCAATAATAGTACAGAAAATAGATATCCCTTTAGCAGTCTTATTCGGTGCGAAATATGTGGGAAAAAGTACAAACGCAAGGTCCGAAAAGAAAAAGCTGCGTGGTACTGTACTACATTCCTTCAAGACGGCAAGGCTACTTGTCCCTCGAAACAGATTCCTGAACCAGTACTTTACTCCCTTAGTGCTGAGGTTCTAGGCTTAGATAAATTTGATATAGAATGCTTCGAAAAAACTGTAGCAGAGATTCTGGTGCCTGAACATAAAGCAGTTATTTTTGTATTAGAGGGAGGTCAAAGGATCAAAAAGAACTGGCAATATATCTCCCGCCAAGAAAGCTGGACCGAGGAGATGCGCGAAGCTGCACGTATACGTGCAAAAGGAGGTGGTGAAAATGGCATCGAATGTTAGAGTTATTCCAGCAACCATTCACCGAACCTCTGCTCAAAGCTGTAATCCTTCAATTAAAAGAAGAACTGCGGCTTACGCACGTGTTTCTACGGACAGCGAAGAACAATTGACCTCCTATGAGGCGCAGGTTGATTATTACACCAATTACATCAAAGAACGCGCTGATTGGGAGTTTGTCGGCATCTATACTGATGAAGGCATCAGCGCAGTCAACACCAAAAAACGCGATGGCTTCAACCGAATGGTTGCGGATGCTTTGGCTGGTAAGATTGATCTGATCGTCACAAAATCAGTCAGCCGCTTTGCCAGAAACACCGTAGACAGCTTGACCACAGTTCGAAATCTAAAGGAGAAAGGTGTTGAGGTATTCTTTGAAAAAGAAAACATCTATACCTTTGATGGCAAGGGCGAGCTGCTGATCACAATCATGAGCTCCCTCGCGCAGGAAGAAAGCCGCTCGATCTCCGAAAATGTAACCTGGGGTCAGCGCAAGCGATTTTCTGATGGTAAGGTTAGCATGCCTTACAAGCGGTTTCTCGGTTATGAAAAAGGTGAGGACGGGACTCCGAAGATTGTAGAAAGCGAAGCGGAAATTGTCCGCATGATATATCGCTTGTTCATGGAGGGGAAAACTTCCTCGGCCATAGCAAAGTCCCTCACTGAAAGTGATATCCCATCACCAGGCGGTAAAAAGCGATGGCAGGTTGCAACAGTTGATTCCATCCTGACCAATGAAAAATATAAGGGAGATGCCTTATTGCAGAAGCGATTCACAGTCGATTTTCTGAGTAAAAAGATGAAAGACAACGAAGGCGAGGTTCCCCAGTACTATGTCCAGAATAGCCATCCCGCGATCATAGATCCTGATGAGTTCGATGCCGTTCAAGTAGAGTATGAGCGCCGAAAGAATCTGGGCCGACCGAATGCCTGCCAAAGCCCTCTATCAGCCAAACTGGTCTGTGGCGATTGCGGCGGCTACTTTGGTTCCAAGGTCTGGAATTCCAATAACAAATATCGCCGCCTGATCTGGCGGTGCAATGAGAAATACAACTGCGATCAAAAATGCACGACACTACACGTGACCGAAGAAGAGGTTATGGAGAAGTTCGTTGATGCCTTTAATTCGATCATGATCTATCGGGATGAGCTAATCGCCAATTGCAGACTGGCCCAGCAAGTCTTATGTGACTACACTAGCATCGATACCGAACTGGAGAACCTGCATCGAGAGATTGAGGTAATTACTGAATTATCTCGCAAAGCCATCTCCGAAAACGCTCATGGCGGTTTGACAGCGGAAGAATTCAACGAGCGCTATAGTGGTTATCAGCAGCGTTACCACACGGCGATGGAGCGAATTGCTAAACTTGATGAGCAGAAATCGGAAAAGCAGCATAAACGGATGGTGTTGGATATCTTCATCAAGAATCTGGCAGCGAAAAAGCATGCGCTTGATTCCTTCAACAACAAGATTTGGATGGCTACGATCGATCGCGTTTTGGTGTCAAAGACAGGTCAGCTGACCTTCCGGTTTAAAGATGGAACGGAAATTAGTCGGTAG